TTCCCAGCAACCCGCTTGTGTCTATGCCCTCCATTCGGGACGTGGTAGATCAGCTCGAAGACCTCCGGGTAACGGAGCTCAATCTCTTCCATCAGCGCGGCCTGCTCCTGGCCTTCCCGATCAACCGGTTTTGCACGGGGCTTTTTGGCGCGCACTGGCTTCATGATTGCTGGCTTCACTGGTCCGCCCTCCCCAGCTGGGCTTGCATCTTCGCCAGGGCTTCAGGCGAGACGAACGCCCGGCCTCCCAGCATGATCATCGTGTCGCAGGGGACTTCCTTCGCACGCTGGCGGTAACGAAGGGCCGGAGCGTTCTTCCAGTGGCACCACTTCCGCTCTGTCTGCCAGCGAACAGTCTTCGTCTTTGGCAAGCACTCGCTGACATAGATCGGGATACCGCTGAACATCATGGCTGGACTGGTCATGCGGCCACCTTCCCTTCGCTCACGAGGATGTCGAGCGTTCGCACCACGCCTTCCAGGTGCATGAGCCGCAGCTCTTCGTGGCTGAACGTGGTCTTACTGCGCGAATCGACGGCGTCATGGCAGGCGCTGCAAGACCAGGCGCCTTGCAGGTCGTTCGGCTTGATGCCCACGCCGCAGGTGCCCGCCAGGCGGTAGTGCGCCAGGACCGTGGTCTCGGGATTGCCGTTGCACACGCCAGGGATGCGCACCTGGCACTCCCGACCGCGCGCGGCCTTGGTCAGTTTCGATTGCCGCATGGGCTGTCTTCTCCGTGAAGATCGATGACGTAGTAGGTGCTCGGCCACAGTCGCTGGCCGTGCGCAACAGCGAAGGCCTTCTCGCGATACAGGCAGATCGGTGGCTGCGGGTCATGGGATAGGCCGAGCAGATCGCTGTGGCAGTACAGCGCGTACCGGTAGTGGGCCAATTCCGGCGGCAGAAGCATCAGGCTGGTCATGCCGGGATTTCCTTTGTGGCGTAGCGGGATGCCAGGGGTCGATCATTGGTTGGACGCGGCTTGACCGGCGGCTGCCAGTTGGCCGTCAGGTTCTCGAATCGGTTGAACTGGCCGAGGAACGCCGTGCGGACGATCCCGGTCTCGACGTCGCGCCCCTTACCGATGATGATCTCGGCAATGCCCTTGAGCTCGCTGTCTTCGTGGTACACCTCGTCGCGGTACACGAAGAGGATCACGTCGGCGTCCTGCTCAATGGCGCCCGACTCGCGCAGGTCGGATTGGACGGGGCGCTTGTTCGGACGCTTCTCGCACTCGCGAGACAGCTGACTGAGCAACACGACCGGAATGCCCAGCTCGCGGGCCAGCAACTTGCAGCCGCGACTGATCCCGCTCACTGCCTCGACGCGGTTGTTGCCCTCTCCGTCCATCAGCTGCAGGTAGTCGATCATCAGGATGTCGAGGCCGTACCGCATCTTGTGTCGGCGGGCGAGCGAGCGGATACGGCCGACGGTTGCGGCGGCGCGATCAGCGATGAACAGGTTGGCGTGCTTCAGCTTGGCTACTGCAGCGCACAGCTCGGCGCCATGCGACTCGCAGGCTGAGCCGTTCTTGACTAGGTTCAGCGGGATTTTTCCCTCAGCGGCAACGGCTCGGTCGATCAGCTGGCCTTTGCTCATCTCCAGGCTGATCACTAGGCCCGATTTCTTCTGGCGCACAACGGCATCCAGCACGAACCCCATGCCGAGCGTGGTTTTCCCCATCGCCGGGCGACCAGCGACAATGATCAGCTGCTCGGGCTGCAGGCCGCCCAGTTTCTCGTCGAGATCCGCCAGGCCGGTGGACAGACCAATCAAAGTTTCGCCGCGCGAGAGCCTGTCGTGACGGTCTTGCCATACCTCCAGCTGGTCAGCCATCAGGTCGGAAGCCTTAACGACTTCCTCGCCATCGCTGCCGGCGTCGATGCCCATTGCTGCCGCCTGGACTGCCGCGATCTTGTCTTGGATGTCCCCTCCGCCCTGGACAATCTCACGGGTTCGGTCGCTCAGCTCGTACAGCGCACGCTCAATGGCGCGTTCCCTGACGATTGCCGCGTAGGTGCCTGCGCTGGCCACGCTCGGAGTGTTGTGCACCAGGGATGCGCAATGCCCAAGGGCGCGATCACCGTTATGCAGCACTCCGACGTGGTCAGCAACGGTCAGCAGGTCAACCGCCTTGCCGGCGGCCCGCAGCGCCTGAATGCCACGAAACACCTCGGCGTTCTCGGCAAAGTAGAAAGACTCGGGCGTCAGGTCGTCGGACAGGGCGTCGATCAGCTCAGGACGCTGTAGCATGGCGCCCAGCAGGCCATGCTCAGCCTCGGCGTTGTAGGGCTCATGCATGGTAATTGCCCTCCACCACCTTCACGAAGTTGGACGGAGCAATCAGCCAGTCGAACGTGCAGCGGAACTGGTTCTCCCTGCCCTTCAGCCGGCCCATCAGGAAGTCGCTGGTCTCCACCTGGGTGAAGAAGTCACGCCAGAAGTCCAGATCCTGGTGAACAGGGCTCTCGGTCCACCGGGCCTGAATTTTCGCCTTGCGATCTTTATTGACCAGGACCACCCGAGGCAGCTTGTGAAGTAGCTCGTTGAACAGGGCAATGATCTGATCGACCGGGGCCTTCTTCGAGCCAGCGCATGTGCCTGTTTCTTCTTCTGACGGTTCCTTGATGGTTCCTTTACGGTTCTGGGGGCACGTGGTGCCGGGGTGGGCGGCATCTGGTGCCGGGGTGGGGGGCATTTCCTGCCGGGGCTCCCCGGCATCTGGTGCCGAGGGGCACGACGTGCCGGGGTTGTAGCTGTGTGGGCTCACTGTGTACCAGGTCGAGCGACCAGTACGATGATGAGCAGCCAGGGCTCCCGACTGCTCAAGCCAGCGCAATGCGTTGCGTACAGCCCGTTCGGACAAGCAGGTGCGCTCAACGATCCGCGCCAGCGAAGGCCAGCAAACGCCATCATCGTTGGCATTATCTGCCAGGGAGATCAGCACGGACTTCTGCGCCGGGCTCATGCCCTGCAGCGGCCAGCAGGCCGTCATGACTAACGTGCTCACGCCTCCCCCTCGCTCAGCGACGCCCGCAGGTGCTCCACGCACTCGCGGCGGAGGGAGGCTTTCGAAGCAGCGGCATATTGGAGGCGGATCATTAGCGCGGCATGAAGTGCGGCGGACTGGTGGTAGGCTTTCTGGTGCGAAACGGCCAAGGGTGCGGTGTTGCTTGCATCCATTGCAGAGTGCATAATCGACCTCGATGTGTTGTTGAAGAAGCCGGGCTGCCACCCGGTTTTTTTATGCCTGCGATTCAGGTACTGGACGGATGAACAGCAGGGCGGACTCACTACTGGCGCAAGGCCAGGTCACTCATAATCCGTCTCGTCAGGCGACGTCCTCCCAAGGAAACGCCGGACACAGATCTTCTTTCTTGAATTTGCCCGCGGTGAGCCGATCAGCTCTCTTTGCGACGACGGGGGACATTCCGTGCTTGCCTCGCACCCATCCGGAGACAGTGCTTTGGTCAACTCCGAGCTTCTCGGCTGTAACCTCCTGCGTTCCGAAGAAGGCAACGAGGTCCTTAAAGATGGCGCGCATGCTGCCTCTCCATATGTGAATACCCATACTTTAGAGCATAGGTATACCTATTTGCAACGATATGGGCACGCCCGTAATAATCTGCACATGGAATACAAAGACCGTGTCAAAGCTGCCAGGAAGCATGCCCGGCTCACTCAAGTGGAATTGGCGAAGATGGTCGGCATCGATCAGGCTTCGATTTCCGACCTGGAGAGAGGCCGCTCAAGCAGGTCCTCGTACAACGCCTCACTCGCCAAAGCATGCGGTGTGTCAGCCCTATGGCTGGAGAAAGGCATCGGCGAGATGCTTGATATAGGCGCTGGCCAGCCTTCTAACGTAGCCCCGGTAGAGCAACCATCATTCCGCTACCCAGTTATTAGCTGGGTGGCCGCAGGTGCATGGGCTGAGGCAGTGGAGCCCTTCCCGCCCGGGTTTTCTGACCGGTACGAACTATCCGACTACGACTCAAAAGGCGTCGCGTTTTGGCTTGAGGTTAAGGGCGACTCGATGACCTCACCCGTCGGCACAAGTATCACTGAGGGCATGCTGATCCTTGTTGACACTGAGGCAGAAGCTATGTCTGGGAAGCTGGTGATTGCCAAGCTCGCTGACAGTAATGAAGCCACCTTCAAGAAACTGGTTGAAGACGGTGGTCGACGCTTCCTCAAGCCACTGAACCCCGCATACCCAGTGGAGGTATGCGCAGAAGGTTGTCGCATTGTCGGTGTAGTCGTACGAGCCACGATGAAGCTGTAATCACATCCGTCTAGAAAAGCCCGGCATAAGCCGGGTTTTTTGTGCCCGCTCCGTAAGCCGCATGAGCGAAATATCTGCCTGTAATCAAACCTACATGACCCAGCGCCTTGAGAAAATCTTGAAAATCGCGTAACTGTATATTCATACAGAACAAGGAATTCAAGAATGCTTCCCCTCGCCTTTTCTCACTCCCCCTCTCGATCCTATGAACGTCTGGGCTACCGAGTTCAGAGCTTGATATCTTCGCCTCATGTGCAGAAGCGTCAGTATGTCGATGTAAAACGGGCTTCCGGGGAGTCTGAGGAAGACTGGGCAAGGCTCCTAGACGCTCTGAGTCAAACAAATGGCATCCGCATCGATCAAATCGAACCTGGAGTGACCCGCATAGCCTGGCGCGAATACGCCGATCTCGCATGACAAAAGCCCGCACCCAGCGGGCTTTTAATTGCGCACCTATAAAATTATGTGTTTACCCATAGACAACAAATATGTGTTCCCCTATATTCTCATCAACGCCGGGCTGCCCGGCCAGAAACAAAGGCCGCTACGGCAGCCACCGCTCTTTACACATCGTCGGGAACCTCGCGGATCGATCCCCGGTTACGGGAAGCCCCTTGCGGGCATCGCTGAAAGGCGAACAGCGCGAGCAATAAATTCGATCCCCATGCCAGCTCTGGAACTGGTGAACAGACCGCATTGCCTCTACCGGCGACCGGCGATCAGACAGCCCCGAAAGGCTGCCAACGACAGGGAGAACCCTGGACGGCTGACGAAGGTGAAACGCCTAAACCGAGAGAACGACCCGGGCATGCAATGCGCCCCGCCACCCCGGCGGTAATTAGGGAACAGATTTCACTGGCTGGCCTTGGCGACAGGGCCAGACAGGAAATCAACCGAGGAACCCAACATGCAGATCAACCAACAGAAAACGGTTCAGGTCGACGTGACCGAGCTTCGCCTTCACATCAAGGTGCGCGACGGCTTTGCGGCTGGCCTTCAAGACGCGCAAGGCGACGAAGTGGGCAGCTACGAGGGCTATGTGCCCGACTTCTTCCCCGGCGATCACTACGGCGACTACCTGATGCTGAACATCGACCTGCAAACAGGCCAGATCAAGAACTGGAAGCAGCCAGTCGCCGCAGACATCGAGAAGATGCTGGCCCAAGGCGACGACGACTGAACAACCAGCACCACGTCAGCCTGACGGTAACTGCCCGACTCATCTGGTTCCCCATCACCAGGCTGCATCGGTCGTGACGCTCGCCCTCCCCTGGTCCGGGAGGTTCATGGCAGCGAGTGTCACGACCAATGCAGACCCAACGGAAGTGAATTGCAATGGCAAAGTCGTTCAAGCAAATGATCAAGGATGGCGAGGTGCGGCGCGCCGATGCCATGAAAGTTCAGCTGGAGGATTTGCACGAAGAGCCAGGCTTCAACCTGCGCACCGAGGGCGAATCGCTCGAAGCCAGCATCTCTGCACTTGCCGAGTTCATCGCTGCCGGCGGTCAGATCCCGCCCCTTGAGGTGCGCCCTCGGATAGAAGGCGGCGTGTGGGTGGTGGATGGACACCGTCGGCGCCGCGCGCTGCAGAAGCTGGATGTAGCAGGCCGACTGCCCCGCACACCTAACAAGGTAAACCCGAAGATCCTCGAAGCCTGGGTGTCGGTGATTGCCTTCGAAGGAAGCGACGCTGATCGTGTGGCTCGGATCATCACCAGCCAGGAAAACGAAAAGCTATCCCCTCTTGAACTGGCCGAGGGATACAAGCGACTGCGCGCCTTCGGCTGGTCGGTAGAACAGATCGCCATGAAGGTCGCCAAGACCCGACAGCACGTTGAGCAGGTGCTCACAGTTGGCAACGCCAACACTGATGTGCAGAACCTGGTTGCCGCCGGCCATGTATCGGCAACCACCGCCGCTCAGGTGGTGCGAGAGCACGGTGACAGCGCCGGGCAAGTGCTGGGCGCGGAGCTGCAGAAAGCTCAGGCCAAGGGCAAAACCAAGGTCACTGCCGGCACGATCAAAGGGCCCGCGATACCGAAGCTCCGGCTCGAAGCCGTGCACGTCGCCTCACGCAACTTGATTGCATCGCTCGAAGCAATCGACGAACAAGCATCCTCAACCACGCTGCCCACTGCGCTGGTAATTGAATTGCGCAAAGCCCTGGACAGCGCCACACCGAGATAGGTCATGGACACGATCACCATCGGCACATGGATAGGCCATCTTGGCCGAGGCCTGGCGCCCCGTGAACTGGAATGCGTTCTCGATATCGCCCGCGGCATGACCTCCAAAGAGATCGCCCGCCATTTCGGCATCAGCGAGGGCGGCGTCGAGAAGCGCATCGCCGCCGCTATGTACAAGCTCGACGTGCCGCGGCGCGCTGCCCTGGTCGCTGAAGCCATGCGCCGCCAGATCATCAGCCCGCTCTGCATCTTGCTGGTTGGCCTCATGGCCATGCACGCAGCTCTAAACGACGGAGACCCGATGCGCCGCGACCGCCGCGCTCCGGAGCGCCGCACCGCCCAAGTTCGAATCGTTCGCAAGGCCGAAGCCTTCGAATACCACGCCTGACCCTACCGAGGGTCACCCCATGCAGACAGCAATGCACCCTGCTTTCGAGCAGAAGCTTGCCGTGCTCGCGGCCCTGCTCGAGCGCAGCAAGTCAGTGAGGGCCGAGGCGCACGCCAAGGTCGGCCAGCCAGCTCCGCGCTACCAGGCCTCGGGCAAGGGTAAGACGTGGGATGTGGTCGAAATCGCCACTGGTGCCGTGCACGGCTTCGCCTTCAGCTACCGGGCCGCGCTGCGGTTCGTGGATGCGATGGAAGCCGGGGCGGCCAGCAAAACAGGCACTCGGCAATGAGCAAGCGCAAACCCCACAACATGCGGGCACGCCTGGAGCGGACCTGCCGGGCGCTGGTCTCCGCCAACCATGCAGCCGTGGTGAACATCGACCCCAGCGGCCAGCAGGTGCTGATCAACTGGAAGAACCTCAAGCAGATCCGCGTGCGCCAGGTTGTCGACGCCGTCTGCGACATCCCGCACCGCTGGACCATCTACCTCAGCGTGCTGTGCCGGACCGAGTTCGGCGAGCGGTACACCAAGTCGATAGAGGTTGCGCCGCAAGGCAACTACAGAGCCGAGCACCTGACCGACGTGATCGAGGCGACCTACACAGACCTGCGGGCCACGGCCAATCCTAATCACCTGGTGGCGGCCGGTTGGATCGCCATCCCCACCGACACAACGCTCGACGAAGCAGAGGCCGCCAAGATCTTTGCCGCTGTCGGCGCCTGGAATCAGCAGAAAGCAGCATGAAACGCATCACCGCACGCGTCCGGCACGGCCGGCGCCAGCAGCACATCAATCTGCCGCCCAGCGGCCTGGGAGGTATCAGCAATGGCGAAGACGCCAACCCAGCGAAAGAAAGAACAGCGCGAGCGGGACAAGCTGACGAAAGAGGAGCGCGAAGCTCTCTTGCTGTCACGCCGCATTGTCACGGACCTCTACCACAACACGGACAACGCGCTTAAGCGCTCGATGGCCCGCGCCGGTATCGAGGAAGAGCAGGACCTGATTTCACGGCTCATCCACGGCGCCGACCGCCTCACGGACAAGCAGCTCGAAAAGCTGATTCGCACAACGTGACATGTCGCCGTGACAGGCGACCCCGACAAAACAGACCCGTTTCCACCATGCCGCACGCCGGCCACGGAGAATCACCCATGCCCATTCGCCACGCAGTGATGCACTTCATCGACAAAAAGCCGGACGGCAGCCCAGCTGCCCTGCACATGGCCAGCGCCAGCTTGCCGGAAAGCGGCGCCATCGAGAACCTGGTGCACGATGTTAACGATGGCTACAACGCCAAGACCGGCAAGGCTTGGGGCTTCTTCCACGGCGAATCCGGCGCCTTGCCCCTCAGCGGATGGCTGGCCAAGGTCGTCAGCGGCGACATGCAGTTCATCGACTTCACGCGCACCGCAGTTGAGCACCTGATGCGCCTCATGCAGGAATCCAACCTGGCTGTTGGCGGTCATGTTCTCTTCGCCCTGTACCAGCAAGGCATGACCGACTACCTGACCATCGCAATCCTGCAGCAGGCCGAGACAATCGCGGTTGCCGATGACCTTACCGTATCGGTTTCGCGACACCTCGACACCAGCGCCCTGCACTTCGCGGCCAGGATCAACCTGAGCGAGTGGAAGAACAACCCGGCATCGCGGCAGTACATCTCGTTCATCAAGAGCAAGAACGGCAAACGGCTTTCCCATTACTTCCAAGACTTCATCGGCTGCCAGGAAGGGATCGACAGCCCAGGCGAAACGCGCACCCTGCTCAAGGCCTTCACCGACTTCGTGAGTGCTGAAGAATTGCCGAGCGACGCCGCCAGCGAGAAAAGCCAGAACCTGGTGGCGTACGCCCAGGCGCAGGGCAAGCTCGGCGAGCCGATTAGCCTGGACGAGCTCTCCGAAGTGCTGGATGAGGACAGGCCTAAGACCTTCGCCGACTTCATAAGGGCTGGCGATTACGAAATCTCCGAGGCCTTCGCCGCAGACAAGCGCACCCTCAACCAGTACCGCCGCTACACCGGCCGCGCCGAAGGCATGTCGATCAGCTTCGAAGCTCACCTGCTCGGCGAGCGAGTCGAGTTCGACCAAGCCAGCGCCAGCTTGACCATCAAGAACCTGCCGACGCAGCTGATCGAACAGCTTAAACGCTCCGCAGCAGAAAAATGAAGGGTTGGACGCCCGGACGTAAACGGTGACAGCAAGTTAATAATCGAAATTTGCCGCTCGCACCTGTACGTGTCTTATATCCTGAAAAGCGGTGACAACCTCTTGTCGTATCTCCCAAGAAGCGCTAGCTCGAATAGGGTTGTTATTGGTTGTGCTGTCCTTATCAGCATAAAGAACCTCAATCAAACTCAGCGTTTCTTTGTTGTAGATATCGAACAAATGATTCGAATTTTGTAGCGAACGCGGAAGCCTTGAGACGGGCAAATACAGTTTGACATCATCCAAAGCGCTGGCAAATTTCCTGCAGGCCGAGACCCAAGCTTCGTAGGTCTCATCTTTCTCAGTCGCTAAGATTTCAAGTGCTTCCGGGTCGTTATTTCTAATCCTATTCCATTGGTAGTCATACCACACATTGAAATGTCGCTTAATCACTCCCAATTCATCAGATGCTCTAACTGCCCTCTCTAGCGCCTCGCTAAGCTTGGCATGTTGGAACTGCCCCTTCCAAGCCTTCAACGCTAGCCAGGCTATATAAGCAGTTACCATGGAAGCAATTGCGCTTACTGCACTGAAAAACTCACCTGACAATGGCGCCTTCGTAAAGGAGTTTAAAAGCAGCCCGCCAGAAAAGAATAAAACAGTACATCCTACTCCGTAGACAGCATCACATTTCATCTTGAGCTCCTTCTAAATTCCTCATTGTGAGCCAAACGCTCACCAATCATCCACCATGCCGCCACCAGCACGGAGGGCGGCGCATGCATGGAGAAAGCCATGAGCAACTACAACTGCGACTACGTTCGCCGCACCTACGACGTACCTGCAGAGGTCGGGCGCCGGGTGATCGCCAACGGAGAGCCCGGCATCATCATGGCCGATCGCGGGCACTACATCGGTGTCATTCTCGACAGCGACCCGAAGAAGCGCATCCGCAACTACCACCCGACCTGGGAGATGCAGTACGGCGAAATGGCCGAGAAGCTGCCGCTCAAGGAGTGGGAAGTGCTCACCAACGGCATGTATGACTGGGATGACGTCCGCTACATGATGGGCGATGCGCGCCACTACGTGCAGCGCGTGTGGGCAGCGACCCGCAGCCAGGCCAAGTACCGCGTCTACCAAGACCTGGCCGAATGCTTCAACGACGACGCCACCGCCATGCTGTCGTTCAAGGTGCGGGCAGCCGCCTGACCCTCCGGCGCTGCCCGCCAGCGATCGAACTACGTGTCTTGGCTGAAATGCAGAGCGACGGCCAGAACAGCAACAACCACGACGACCTCAGCCACGAGGTACACGCCGTAAAAATCTTCCGACCACATTCCTGAGCTTCCGCGAGCAATTGTTGATCTTGTCTGCCGCGAAGCATTGCGTTTCGCGGTACAGAGCTCAGAGCAGAATCGCTTCTCAGAAGTTCATCAAAAACTCGGTGCTGACCGCCAACACCTTCCCCTACTCAACGACAGGGTCGGCGCCCAGGCCTTTCCGGTAGCGGGCAATCGCAATGATCTGGCGCAGGCAGATGACCACTTCCTTCTTCAGGTGGTCGTCCGGCAGTCCGATCTTTTTCAGCATTGCCTGGGCTTCTTCCTCGATCGAGGCAAGGGCCTCGGTATCGCTTTTCAGTGTCATGGCGACCTCCATCAGGTCGAATCAGCCATGAATTGAAGCTCACCGGAACAATGCGCGCCACCAAGGCGCCTTCCCCTCTCAAACGATGAATGCCTCCCCGGCGAGGGCAAAGCCGACCCTGAAAAGTAACTCATAAGACGTGGCGGCTATCTGGGAAACATAAGCTCATGATGCAGTTTTTTGCTGCTGTTTCAAGAAGCTTGAAACCATTGCGCAGTCATGCAGCTTTTCACGCCATTCTGCTAGCGGATCAGATAAGAGTACAGTCTCACCAAAACCATGAAAGCGCAGCAGCATTGAATGTTCGGCAAATTTTACATTACAGATTGACGAATAATATAACAACAAGCGCTCCGACTCAGTCATTTGTGCGCGAAGGACGCCTACAGAGAAATTTTTAAATTCATCATTATATTTTGTACTGCGCGCCACATACTCCAACAAAACCAAGACAGAATGCATATAAACCTCAAAATAGGTGGCTACCACCTTCCCCCAAGTCTCATAATTAGCCTTGAGAAGCTGATACCTATGCATATCTGACGCGAACTCACCTCCAGACTTATCCAGCACCTGTTTTACAAAGTCCCGCCACATCTTCTCTGTCGCGATTCTTCCTTCATAAACGCGATTATTCTTATCTTCTACAAAATGAACAGGCGTGTATCTGAGACCTTTTGCACTTTCCGCCACCAAACTTAGTAAATTAAAAAACCGTTGCTCGCGCTGCTGCTCGAAGTGGCGTACATCAGCATCCCTATTTGAGTCAAGTTGATGTTTGAATGTAATCAGCAAAGCAATGAAGGCGCTAAAGGACAGTATTGGATTGAGCACTCCCCCGAAGTAATCACCAAACTGCCCCCACAACTCATTATCTGCCACAACATTCATTGAAAATACTTCAACGTACCGCCAAATGACAATTCCAACTACCGAAGCCACAGCGACCACGGCTGCCAAAATGTAACCCCATGCCCTATCCACTTTCCCCTCCGCAATGTGCCCAAGTCCAACACCGCTCAAAAAAGCGGTCGGATGCGAGCACATCATCTCAGATTCTATTTAGGTATCCCATGACCACAGCAATCGACCTGTTCGCCGGCCTCGGCGGATGGAGCACTGGCGCGCGCGCCGCAGGCGTCCAAGTTCTCTGGGCGGCAAACCACTGGCCGGTGGCCGTTGAATGGCACAGCGCCAACCACCCCGACACGCAGCACGTCTGCCAGGACTTGCACCAGGCACGCTGGGAGCAGGTGCCGGCCCACGACATCCTGCTGGCTTCGCCCTGCTGCCAGGGACACGCCAAGGCCCGCGGCAAGAAGTCGGGTAACCCTGAGCACGACGCTTCGCGCTCGACGGCATGGGCGCCGGTATCGGCCCTTGAGTTCCACCGGCCGCAGGCGGCAGTGATCGAGAACGTGCCAGAGTTCACCGACTGGGTGCTCTACCCGGCCTGGCTGCAGGCAGTGCAGGCACTTGGATATCAGGCAGCGCCGCACATCGTGGACTGCGCCGATCTCGGGGTGCCGCAGCACCGGGTGCGCCTGTTCATGGTTCTGACGCGCAGCAAGGCGCCACTCATGCTGCAGCTGCGGAACGAGCGGCATGTGCCGGCCGCCAGCTTCCTCGACTTCGACTCCGGGCGCTGGTCGCAGATCGAAAAGCCAGGCCGGGCCCAAGCCACGCTCGACCGGGTGCGCAACGGCCGCCAGCGCTTCGGCGACCGCTTCATCATGCCCTACTACGGCAAGGGCTCCGGCACCACCGGCCGCGACATCAACCGGCCGATCGGCACCATCACCACCCTTGACCGCTGGGCGTTGGTCGATGGCGACCGCATGCGGATGCTCAGCGCCAGCGAGGCGCTGGCCGCGATGTCTTTCCCAGCTGACACCCTTCGCCCGGACAACCACCGGCTGACAATGCACATGGCCGGAAACGCGGTACCGCCTCTTGCAGGGCAACGAGTGATGGAGGCCTTGATGAAGGCCGCCTGACATTCAGCGATCTCCGCCAGCGTCCCCCGATCAAATCGATTTATGAGCGAGCCATTCCAAATCGTTCAAGGTCGCCGAGATAAGACATTAGTCCGGCCGTGCCGTAAACAGCGTGCCACCACACGATCTTTGCCGCACCTGACCAACGCGGATCCATGCTGGGCTTGGGTTTAATCGAGAAGAGCGACATGCCTACACTGCCTCTGTCGATCAAGCACTGAGTAAATGTCTGCCTTCCAAAAGGGGTTTCGATAATAAGGTCCTCTGCACTTGCAGTCAGACTTACAAAACCAAATTTCATCTTAAGCCGCTCAACCACTATGCCTTTTGGTGGAACCGCCACGATTCTCAATACTATATTACCCGGTCCATTCCGAACCTCGATGGCACTTCCGCGTACAACGACATCCCAGCTATCGCTGAATGCTTTCCATTCATTCTTTTCAATTTGCAAAGTTGGGCGGCCGGCCTCATCACTAAACAGTCCACTCAACAGAAAAGACTCTCCATCAATCTCTGGTGGATCGATTCTAAGAATTTCTCTATCGAATATTTCGAGAGGAATTCTACACCGCTGCAGCTCCACTCCCCCAATGGTTATAAATGGATGCCCTTCGCACAGATCAAAAAAATCTCTAACGAAGCCTTTCGATAGAGCGGCAGGAGCGAGCATAGCCCTTTTAACAGCGGCTTTGGAAAGCATTTTTGTGGTTACACGGCCGTGACAACCTGGACATAACAAAGTTATGCACTCAGCCCGATGCTCAGTCGCCTCATGAAACTCCGGATCAACATGTTCATATTGAATTACACCAGAGCCGCAAATGACACAACCGAATCCACAGCTTTTTCTAACCGCTCTTTTAACATCAGCAGATATAGACCGACTCAACCCGTGCACATTAACCGATGAAGTTACGCCCATTTATTTCTTCCTATCAACTTAGTATCCGCGCTGGCCCCATCACGCATTTCTTATAAGCTGTCTGCGGCTCTACAAAGTCTAATGACGAGACATCAAGCCACGATGCTTAAGCTCTACAGGCGTAGCCTGCATTCCCTCATGTCCGATCTGGAGGTTAGCCCTCCCAATTTCATACATCCACTAAGCAGGATAAGAAATGCCCACAGAAAACCGATCCAGCAACACCGAGATGGTCAGCTTCCCCCGTGAGCTGTCAGACGACCTGGCCGAGCTCATCGCAACCCGCGCCAGGGTGTGCGGTGGCGGTGCTTTCGATATCTGGGAGGCCATCTGCGAAGGCTTCGGAGCGCCAGCCCCGCAGCCCCACCCCGAGCCTATAGCCTGGATGGTTGGCACTGCCTTCTGGTGGACCAAAGAAGAGGCAGAGCGGGATGCGGCGGCTACTGGGTTGCCAATGATTCCGGTCGGGCCGCTGAGCAGTAGCGCCGAGGCAGATCAGCTGCGCGAGGTCATCAAGCACTCTGACGCGCAGATCATGCGGCAAAGCCTGCGGATTTCGAATCAGCGCGCTCAGCTGGCCGAGCGGGATGCGCTGCTGCGTGAGGCCATGAAGCGCATCAACGTGAACCAGAACCATGAGTTTGTTCTTGCGATTGACGCCTCCCTATCAGCCAGCGCAGAGCCGAGCGCGCCGATCGCCTGGCACGTCGGCGGCAACGGATATGACCGGGTCTGCTTCGAGGAGCCCACTGCCCTACCGGGCCATCCATGCATCCAGCCCATCCACGACCAGCGCCAGCTGATCGAACTCCTCAAGCGCTACGACCTGCGCGACGAAGATCTGCCGCCAGATGAGCGAGCCCACGGCATACCGGGCACGTCTTTCCAGCGCCTGAATGCACTCGCCAACCAGGGCGACTGACCGCAGGAGTACAAATGTACTCCGCCGCCAGCTGTAACCCCTCTCCCCTCTATTCACTGCCGCGATATGGGGCCAGATCGGAATGATATTGGCTGCCGGAGGCTCTATTTCGATAGGCTGAGCTAGCCTATTAGGCAAGGGAGACGTAACCACGGAGTGCTGATGGGTAGTAAAGATAAGCTGATCACCGTACCGCTCGACGTGCTGGAAGCAGCGCTGGAGGAACTACCGGAAGGAAGCGCAGCAGCGGTACGAATACTGAAAGCGCTAGAAGAAACACCGTCGAAGGAGCCAGTGGCGTACCTCGCCCAACGCCGAGACGGGAAGCAAGGCGGCAGGTTTTTTGCCACGCAGCCTGGGCGCCATTACGATCCCCAGTTCTACCGAGGCCCTATCCCAGTGTACGAAGGGCCTATCAAGTGACGGGGCGGGTTGGCCCGTCACTTCGGGCCAACCCTTGTAACACCTTACCCGGATGACACCGTCGTTCTCGCTGCAGACACACCGTCAACTGCGATTTTCCGCGCACGCCCTACTCCCCATGCCATCGCACGAGTCATCGACTCACCAGGTCGCGAATCGAACGCCTCCTCATGAATTGCGGCGCCGCTTGAAGCGTATACCCCGATAAACATTTGGGTCGCTCCTGTAGGTGACAGCCGGACCTGCACGTCGATGAAACTGCCATCGCTTAACGTTTCCTCGTGAGAACGCTGGTGGAGCGTAGGGTCGGCCCACGACCAGAAAACATCGCCACGGATTCGCATGCCGCACTCCTACGACTTTCGTTAATTTTGGGAGGGTGTAAATCCAAAAATAGCGAAAGCGAAGCGTTTATCAACCGCAGCGGAGGATGTTGAGAACTGAACCGGACAAGCGGAGCGCGATCAATCAGGCTTGTCTATGGTTGCGGCGAAAGCCATCCAATCTTCGAACGCTTTACGATGCTGACTGCACACATAGTCCCACTCGGCGCCGGAGATATGCCCGTATGCAACCTGACTCATGGTAGCCGTAGTTTGCATGTCTAGCTCACGCAGCAACTCATACGCCCGAAACTGTTTCTCCCTGTTCACTCTATCCATCGTCGTCACCAATCTGTGAGGTACGCCGGAGAGCATACCTACCCGGTGGACCCCACCCGCGCGATATAAGTCAGTAAACCTCCTCTCCCCTCTATTCACTGCCGCGATATGGCCGCCAAGGAGCATCCGTGCGCCTGAAGAAAGCTGAACGCGAGCAGGTCCGCCTGAAGTACGGCGGCCGCTGTGCCTATTGCGGCAACGACCTGGGCGAGCGCTGGCACGCCGACCACTTTGCCCCGGTGATTCGCCTCCCTGACGAACGCGTGGCTGAGCAGCTGCAGAACCACAACCTGGCAAACATGATGCCGGCCTGTGCTCCCTGCAACCTGAGCAAGGCACGCATGCAGCTGGAGGACTGGCGCCGCTGGCTGGCCGGCCACGTCAACAGCCTCAACCAGTACCACCCCATCTACCGCCTGGCCAAGGCCTACGGCTTGATCGCCGAGACCGGCGCCGAGGTCGTCTTCCACTTCGAAAAGGTGCGCCAGCCATGACCCGCCTCACCCTCTGCCTCCTGCTGCTGGCCACCGGCGCCAGCGCAACCGAGAACGTCATCGACGTGCAGCACGACAGCCAGCGCGGCGTCACCTGCTACCTGCTCAACGGGTTCGGCATCAGCTGCATCCCCGACAGCCAGCTGCAGGCCGGCAACCAGCGCCAGCTCTCCCCGCACGAAACCCAACCCGAACCTACACCCGCACTGGCGCCTGGGCGCTGGATTGATGAGAGGTATGAGCTGTGACGGACACTGATTGGAACGTCGCGCCCTCCGATGCAGAAGCATGGGCGCCATGCACATTCAAATTCATGGCGGGCTGGTACAAAACAGACGCTCAAGGCCGCTGGTATTACGCCAGATCCCGTAGCGCAGGCTGGTGGGCCATCGAGCGGCCATCGACGTATCGCCAGCGCCAAATGGAGCGGCGGCCATGACCGACCTGATCGAAGTGAAGACGGCCAGGCTTATCGGCGCGCCTTTGGACTGGGCAGTGGCCGTGGCCGAGGTAGTCCCGGTCTTCATCGACCACCAGGGATGGGTACGCAAGCTGCCAGATGACACTAGCGCCTGGCGCCCAAGCTGGAACTGGAGCCAGGGAGGCCCGCTGTTCGACAAGCATCTGGGGAGCGCCCACCACAACCCACACCTGGGCGACAGCAGCTGCAGCTACAGCGCCGGCCCTGCAGGTGCCGGTATCTGGCTGTACGGGCCAACCGCATTGATTGCCTTCTGCCGAACTCTGGTCATGACCAAGCTCGGCGATACCGTCCAGGTGCCCAAGGAGCTGATGCCATGTTCTTGATCCCGCTGGCCGCACCACTGCTCATGGCCTACCTGGTATGGAAGGCGCCGCGATGAAGCTGATCTATCGCATCAATCGCTGGCTGCCTTTCGGCGGTTTGCCGATTGCCCGGGTTCAGCAGGGCCGCAACACCTGCACCCTCTACAAGAACGGCTGGGTGCTGATCAGCGACGGCAAGAGCACCGACGCTCTCCCGATCAACTTCACCAGCCAGGCCTTGGTCGACGCATTCGCGGCTGAACTCGCCTAACCCTTCCCCTTATAACTCAAGCCCGCCGACATGCGCGGGCGAGGATGACCTATGTCCGCAACCAACCGATTCCACCAGGTCGCCAACGATGCACTGGTGATGATCAGCGAGAACCTGCAGCCAGGCGCCAAATTGGCGCTGGTGATCTACACGGCAGGCGAGCCAGAGCTAGATATCGTCCTGAAGGACGGCGGCCTCGACGTCGATGAGGTCGTGAACACGTTGCGCCGGCGCGGAGGCCTCAGCCTCGACGGTGAAAACGTCTACAAGCGCTCGCTCTGCGACGTCATCATCGGCGCCCTTGCCACGGGCAAGCAGAACAGAAACCCACCGCCAGCCGATCACTGGTGCCTGGAGTTCTGGGATGTCGGACGAGCCGAGGGCGCGCTGCAGGAAGAACTGGCGCAGGCGCTGCGCCTGGTGCGCAAAGAGCTGGACGCCTGCCAGCGAGTGATCCATTACGCGGGCGGCTTCGATCCGGCCTACGTCAACGATGCCCAGGCCGCACTGAAGGTCGCCGACGCAGTGCTCGAAAAGACTACCGCCTGACCACCAACCTGCCGCCACCGGCGGCGTGGAGACCAACATGCATTCAAAAAGAAAGAAGCCAGGCGATGAACACGCCGAGCAAAAACAAGCCGTTGCCCAGGAAATGGACAAGGTAACGGAGGAGAAGATGGCCGACCTGCTGGGCATCACGCTGCGCGCCCTTCAAACCAGGCGACAGCGCGGAAAAATCCCCGAGGGCGTCTGGAACAAAAACGGTCGCAACATCATGTACAGCAGATGGAGATATGAGGAATGGCTCGAAAGCCTGTGGGTCTGCCCCCTGGAATTGAAATCCGAGGAGACTCGCTCCGAATCCGTTTCACTTGGAACGGTGAGCGTCGCGGGGAAACCGTCGCACATCCCCCGACAGCGCAGGGGATCAAAGCTGCCAGCCGTTTACGTGATCAAGTAGTCAACCTGATCCGGCACAACCTACTCGATGATGAAAAGTACGCCGAGCTCTTCCCGGGCTCGGAGGCAGCGCGGCAAGCCGCAGACGCTATGCCCAGCCTGGGCGCCTACACCCAGATGTGGCTGGACAGCCGGGACATCGTTCAGGGCACCCGGAACAACTACAAGAGCATCTTCAACATCTACTGGATGCCATACCTCGGCTTGCGCCGGCTGGATATGATTACCCCAACCATGCTGCGCGGGGTGATCTCCCAGATCCAATGGACATCCCCCGGGGTGAAGCGCAATGCGATCATCAAGCTGTCGAGCGTATTCAAGACTGCTGTGTTCGACGGTTTGATTACCAAGAATCCCACCGCCTCGCTCGACAAGCCGAGGCCGGTGAAGAAGGTCGTCGACCCCTATACCAGGACGGAGGCCGAGACAATCATCTCGCACCTCTATGCAACGCTTCCCAAGTACTCCCAAATCTACGCGGCGTTCTTCGAGTTCTGCTTCTTCACTGGGGTCAGGCCTGGCGAAGCCATGGGCCTGAAGTGGGAGGATGTCGACCTGGATCAGCGATCGGCAACGATTCGCCGGATCATCGTCAACCGAGCCCCCGAAGAGCGCACGAAGACTAAGCATCACCGGGTGGTGCTGCTCAACGAACGCGCTCTAAACGCCATCGCCCAGGCCCAGCGGATGGCGACTCTTCGACGCATGGCGTCCAAATCGGCCAATCCAGTGAGCCCTTTTGTGTTCCAACCGAGCAAAGGTGGGCTGTGGATCAACGAGCCAAGTGTTACAATCCGCCACTTCAAATCGGCGCTCAAGGCGCTGGACATCCGTGAACGCCGTCAGTACGACACCCGCCACACCTACGCAACCATGTGCCTCATGTCTGGGATGAACCCTGCGTTCATCGCGAACCAGCTAGGCCACAGCGTCGAGATGTTGCTTTCTACCTACGCGAAATGGATCAGCTCCTCCTCGGATTGGAGGGAGCTGGAGAAGCTGCCGCCCCGAGTCGAATTGGCCCAAAATTGGCCCAAAACTGACGAGAGGGCCTAAATACACCTCTGGAACCCCCGCAGGACAAGCACTTGATCTCTACCGCCAACATCACCATGCAGTTCGGCTCCAAGCCGCTGTTCGAAAACGTTTCGGTCAAATTCAACAACGGCAACCGCTATGGCCTGATTGGTGCCAACGGTTGCGGCAAGTCGACCTTCATGAAGATCCTC